GTGGAAGGAAGAGGAAGAGGTAGAGGAGGTACCTACGGTACCCAAAAAGAGAGAGGCGCGTAAACGCTTCTCTCCTCCCTCGGCTGCCGAGGTAATGGAGTATTGCCGAGAAAGGGAAAACGCTGTAGATGCGGAGTCCTTTGTGGATTTCTATGCGGCTAAAGGCTGGAAGGTGGGGAGTGCGCCTATGAAGGACTGGAAGGCAGCAGTCCGAACTTGGGAAAAGCGAGAAAGCCGTGCAGCGCCTAGGCGCGGTGCTTTTGATGCAAATGATTATCTGCTTGGGATTATCGGGGAAGAAGGTGCATGATGACGAAGGCGGAGATTGCAAAGCTGATTTATGTCGTGAAAGCCACATACCCCAATAGCTTTTCCCGGTATACAACGCAGGATCTTGATAACATGATTTCTGCCTGGTTGTCCGTGCTGACGGATTATACATACGAGCAAGGCTCTGCCGGATTAAAGGTGTACTTGTCAAGCGATACAAAGGGATTTCCACCATGCCCGGGGCAGATAGTGGATAACATCTTGAAACTGAGTAAGCCCAAGATAGCGGAGATGACCGGGACTGAAGCATGGGCTATTGTGCGCAAAGCAATCCGGAATGGATATTACGGCGCGGAGGAGGAGTTTGAGAAATTACCTCCGTCTTGCCAAAGAGCAATAGGGAGCCCTGCAAGCCTAAGGGAACTGGCGCAAATAGACACGGAAACTGTGGAAACCGTAGAGCAGTCGCATTTTATCCGGGCATACAATACTCAGCTGGAAAGGGAACGAGAGGACGCAAAGATTCCAAGCTCTGTCCGGGCATTGATAGGCACATTGGGAGAAGCTACGGCGTACCTGGAGGATAAGGCGCAATGAAAAGCATAATACAAGGGGACGATTCAGAGAAATGCTTTATATGCCGGAGATACGGTCCTGAGCATGTCCATCATTGTCTGCATGGTTGCTACAGGAAGCTTGCGGATAAATACGGGCTGACTGTTCATTTGTGCGTATCTTGCCACATGCTATTGCATGACAAGGGGAGATATGACAGGGAACTGGAGGTAATAGCACAAGAGGCGTTTGAGGAAAAATACAGCCATGAGGAATTCATGAAGCTGTTTGGGAAGAACTGGAGGTAGAAGAATGAACAAGGTTATTTTGCTGGGGAGACTGACAAGGGATCCGGAAGTTAGATATACGCAGGGGAATGAGCCAATGGCGGTCGCAAGATATAGTCTTGCCGTAGATCGCCAAGGCAAGAAGGACGAGAACAAGCAGAATGCGGATTTTATATCCTGCGTGGCCTTTGGAAAGCGTGGAGAGTTCGCAGAGAAGTATCTTCACAAGGGAACGAAGATTGCCGTGTGTGGTAGATTACAGACCGGAAGCTATACCACTCAGGACGGAACTAAGAGATATACCACGGACGTAGTAGTAGATGAGCACAGTTTCTGTGAGAGCAAGGGAGCTACAAGTGAGGCACAGACCACAGACGAAGATGGATTTATGAATGTCCCGGATGGTGTGGAAGATGACGGACTGCCTTTTAACTAATCAGGCAGCAGGGAGCCAACAGCATCCACGAACCAGAAAAAGGGGCATAAGCCTATAGAAAAGAGGTGTATATGCAATGGATAAGAAATGGAAAGAAATACGATACGGACACGGCAGAGTTGATATGGCAAGACTATAAGTCTGTTAAAGTTCCATACGATGAAGCAAGCAAATCAATAATACGCAAGTTTTACAAGAAAAGAAGCGGAGAATGCTTCGTGGTTGTAGAAACAAAAAGAAGTAGCTTAGGGAGTGAATGGAACGAAAAAAAGCCGGAAATAATTACCTTTACCGAAGAAGAAACGAGGAAATTGGCAGAAGAGAATATGTCTGTTAGTGAGTACGAAAGAGCTTTTGGACAAGTATCGGAATAAAGGAGAAAAGTTATGAAAAGCTATCAAGAATTTAAGGACTACTTGAAACAGAGAACCAATACTTCCAATAATGATTTCAGAAGGCGGTGCCTCATTGAGTGCCTTGATGATTACATGGATGAACTGTTAGACCGTAGAAACCTTCAGGAAGCCGATAGTGAAGAATACAAAAAGCTTGAAAAGCGAAGGGTAGAACTTAGTAAGCTGATGGAGACTATCAGTGAGGAGAGGCGGCTGGCTAAACTTTACAAGATGCGTTGATAAGGAAATGAGTGGAATCATGGATATTAAAGAAAAAGGGGAGTTGATAAGGTTGCTTTCAAAATATCAAGAGGAAACTATGGAAAAAGTAAAGAAGTGGGGGAACTTAGCAAGCTGTCCTTTTATCGAAAAGATGAACACTATTGCAAAAGTTGGTTGCTATCTATCGTTAGAAATTGCAGAGAGCATGAAGCGGTAGAAAGATGTGAGTGAGAATTGGACTGTGCAGCAGTCTAAAAGATGTATTGGACTATGTTGAGGGGTAAAGCATAGATCATACTATGCAGCAGGTTGGAGAACGATTTGTACTATGCGGTAGACTGAAATGATTCACCCTATGCAGCAGGCCAAGAAAAAGTAAGTTTGAGTAATACTGAGATACAATATCTTCGGAGGAGCCGGATGACAAAGGAACAATTAAAACAATATAAGGAATGGAAAGGAAATATCTGTGTCCTTGAGAAAGAAATCTCTAATATGGGAGGAGAGGTGGTTCATGACTTCGGCCATGATTATTCAAAAGGATTTAAAAGAGTGGTGCACCTGGATGGATTTAATCAAGAACTATATGATAAGAGAATAAGTAAGCTTTCTGAACTTAAAGAAAAGATAAAAAAAACAGAAAGCTGGATTGAGTCTATAGAGGATGACAGGTTGCGCTTTGTTATCCGGAGCAGATATACGGAGGGGAGAGCTTGGAGGTGGATTGCGAAAAAGCTGGCCAATGTATCAGAGGACTATGTGCGGATTATGATACATGATAAGTTCTTTGATAAGGGAAAAAAATAATTCGGAAAATTCGGTTTATTCGGAAAATTCGTTTTATACTAATAATGGACAAAGTGTCGGGATGCATTTTGCCATGAAGATAACCTCCTTTGAAGCTTGGAGCCACTTAACGGTGGCTCCATTTTTGTTACCCGGAAAGGTCTATGAAAAAATTATGCCCTATATGCGGAAAACTCCATGGCATAGGTGAGACATGCAAACCATATGTTAGGAGTGCTGACGCACTTACAGAACAGAGAAGCTTTAGAAACTCTACAGCATGGAAGAAGAAGCGAGAAGAAATCAAGGAACGAGATAAGTATCTTTGTTTGTATTGTCTTATGGTGGAGAAGAACTTGGCCAGAGAAAACTTGGAAGTTCATCACATTGTAAAGATTAAGTACAACAAAGAAGGGCGCCTGTCCAATGATAACCTAGTGACTCTTTGTAGGTATCATCATGAGCAGGCAGAGAAAAATATAATCAGCAAAGAGGAACTGTTTGCATTAGTTGATAAGGTGGAGCGTGGTGGAGGGATACCCCCCCTGGGGTCAAAACGATAACAATTATTAAAAATTAAGCACCGACGCCCCACCTTTCTTCACAAAGATTATTTTTTTAGGGGGATTTTGTGGAAATAGGATAGGATTCAGGATATAATAACTATTAAAAAATAACTAAATAGTGCTGAAAGCGAGGGATTAGAATGAAATTCTACCAAAAAGCATGGTTTTTGTATCTGTGTCTGTTCCTTATACCGCCTGTGGGGATTATATTGTTGTGGATTATTCATAAGGACATGAATAAAACGAAAAAAATAATCCTTACGGTCGTATTCTGCATTTGGACGGCTATTGCATTAGTTCTTGGAGGAAGCAATCGACAAACTTCTGATACAGTTATTGCTTCCCAATCCGAATCAGAACCAGAGTCATTTGGCCAAGAAGAAAAGGCCGAAGATAATGGAAAGGTGCCAACAGAAGTAGACATATCCTGTAGAGCATTAGCGAACATCTTTATTTCGAAGGTGGTGAAAGAAAAGTTTCACTTTACACGTTTTAGTATTACCAATTTTTCTTTGGATGAGAGCGGTGATGGCACTATCGAAGCGCTATATTTCCCGGAAAATGCTGGAATGGAAGGGAGTACAAAAGTCAATTTTACATTCAGCAAGATTGGAAAGAGATATACTATAACTTATGCCCTGCTTGCAGGTAGCTATGAAGTGGATCTGGATGCAATAATTCCGGAATATAAGAGTATTGATGATTAGATTGTTTTAAAAGCGCCCTTAGGGGC